CGCCGGTGGCGGAAGTAATCCGCCAAGAAACGCCGCAGGAAGCCGCCTACACGAACGAAAGCACCATGACCGTGACAGCATACTGCCCATGCGAAAAATGCTGTGGAGCGTATTCAAACGGCTATACAGCCACAGGAGCGAAAGCCACACAGGGCGTGACCATCGCAACGGACCCGGATGTTATCCCGATGGGTACGGAGGTTGAGATTGATGGGCATATCTACATAGCGCAGGATGTGGGAGGAGCAATCAGCGGAAACCGCATTGACCTGTACTTTGATAGCCACGAGGACGCCCTGCAGTGGGGTGTCCAGGAAAAGATCGTGAGGTGGAGCGAATGAATCAAATCGCGCTGAACGTAGACTGCATGGAGTATATGCAGGCGCTACCGGATAAAGCATTTGATCTTGCCATTGTTGACCCACCGTATGGAATTAGCATTCATGATAGTGGCCGATTGAAAAAATACAATGCCACTGAAACAAGATGGGACGATGCGACTCCAGGTGATGTGTATTTTAGCGAATTAAAAAGATGCAGCAAAAACCAAATAATATGGGGGGGAAATTATTACGATCTTCCGCCTTGTAGGGGATTTGTTATTTGGGACAAAAAGCAGCCGGAAGATATTTCTTTTGCATCTTGCGAATTTGCATGGACTTCTTTCGATACATCTGCGAGAACTTTTTATTACTCGCCGTTGCAAGAAAAGGGGCAAAGAATTCATCCAACGCAAAAGCCCGTGGCATTGTACGAGTGGTTACTGATGAAGTACGCCAAAGAAGGCTGGCGCATACTGGATACACACTTGGGCAGTGGAAGCAGCAGGATAGCGGCCTACAACCTCGGCTTTGAGTTTGTGGGGTGCGAGATCGAACCGACATATTTCCAACTGCAAGAACAGCGGTTTGCGGAACATACGGCGCAAGAAAGGATGTGGTAGGAGTGAAAAGCCCCTGCGTAAAAGATTGCCCGGACAGGCTCCCATGCAGGGCCTGCCGGAAGAGCTGCGAGGCGTTCCGGGCGTATGAGGCCCAGCGGCTGGAGGAAAAACCCTGGGTGGATCGGTCCAACACCGCAGCCCGGGAGCGCCATGTGCGGCAGAGCGCCAGATACGCAAAGGACGGAAAACGACATATGAGATAGGAGGGCCGACAATATGGACGCTGTGAAGTTTATTGAAGAGCACAGAAGAATGTATAAGGTTACTGGGAAACATTTGCCTACTTTGGCTGAGGGAATACCGGCCGAGGACGTTGTAAAAGAAGTAGAGGAATGGGCTGCTGCACATCCGCGTAAGACACGGAAAAGCGTGTTTCTGGAGCAGTACCCGGAGGCGCTGGTTTTCGACGGGGGAACTTTGAGTGCGTGTCCCGTGCTTTTCTCTTTCGGATACAGGAATGCGTACGGGGGATGCGCAAGTCCTTATGGGTCCTGTGCCGATTGCCGCCGCGAGTTCTGGATGCAGGAGGTGGAGTGATGGAACGACTGACGGAAAAACACTATCTTGGCACCGACCATTACATGAAGTGTTCTGGTAATTGCAATGTGGACATGGATTGCATAGATTGCCCATCGTTTGACTGTCTGGTTGAACGCCTCGCCGCCTACGAGGACACGTGGCTGGAACCGGAGGAAATCACGGCAATGCAGCAAACATTGGATGAGTACCACAAGGTAGCTGACCCATTGCTAAGGGCACAGGCTGACGGTCGGCTGGTAGTGCTGCCATTTACCAGGGGGCGCACTTTGCTATGCGAGGAAAACATCGACAGCCCGCGACTTATGAAGGATGTAGAGCTTGCAATTCGCTATTGCAGCAGTTGCGGAATTGTGTTTTACATGGGTTACAATGCGTTCTGTGATCTGGTGAAACATGGGAGAATTACTGCGGTAAGCGAGGAGACGGAGAAAGCATTGGAGGCGATGAAATGAGTCGGCTATGGAATTGGTGCGCATTCTGCGGAAAACGCATCGAAATGGGCGAAAAGTGCTACGGTTTGCCAAACGGAGAGAGCGTCTGCACCGATTGCTGTGTTGCAGAGAACGATGGCGCGGCTGTATCCGACGAGGAGGAAGAACAGGAGGACGACAATGGCTGAATACATCGAGCGCACGGAAGAACTCATGCTTGCCATGAACGCCGGGGCGAGAGCAATTGAGAACACGAAACGATATCATAGTTCTATTTACACCAAGGATGTGTTTTCGGAGAGCCCACAGGAAATCCCATACTTGCAGGCCGCCAAAGTGTTGCGGGAAGTAAGCGATGCTCCCGCCGCTGATGTGGCCACGGTGGTACATGGGCGAAAAATTGAAGACGGAGACATAGGGTGTTTTTGGCTGTGCTCTCTGTGCGGCGAATGTTTGCCGTATGGTGCGAATTACTGCCCCAACTGCGGGGCAAAGATGGACGGAGGTGGTGAGGATGCGGCTGATTGATGCGGATGCGCTCCCAAAACTGTTAGATGCCGAATATAAACAAACGATGAAACTGATATGGGAAGGGGAAAAGCACCTTGACAATTTAGCAGAGGGGTTTACGGAGGCCTCCCACATAGCGAAATATATTGCCCCCACCGTTGACGCTGTGCCGGTGGTGCGGTGCAAGGACTGCAAGTACAGTTGCAAAGATGGAAATGGACGTTCCTGCGAAGGCTATTGGTATGAGCTGAGCGAGTACGATGTCACAGTAAAGGACGATGACTTTTGCAGCTACGGAGAAGGGAAGGACTATGATTAAAGACAGCGGAGAAAGAACAAAGTTTCCAAGCGGAGCACTCCGGGATATGCACACGGGCAAGGGACGGATGGATTTGCTCCCTTGGTTGGCTATCATGGAAGTGTCGAAGCACTGCGAGGCGGGTGCTTTGAAATACGGGGAGCATAATGTCGATAAAGGAATCCCAACCCACAGTCTGTTAGATTCCGCCATTCGCCACGCAGCAAAATATTTGGCGGGCTATGTAGATGAGCCGCACCTTGTAGCTGCGGCGTGGAACCTACTGTGGGCGATCGAGATGGAGATTGTCCATCCTGAATGCGTGGACACTCCGTGGAGGGCAGCCGATGGCGAATAAAGACGCAATGCTGGAAGCCTTGGAGGAAATCGAGAACGGTATGTGCCGCATTAAGGAGCGACGGAGCATTTGGCAGAATAGCCTTGTATATGCACTCTGCCAAGCTGTGCGGCTGCTTCTGATGGACAAGATCAAGGAGGGACGGAAATGAGAATTGACGGCAAAACCCTGCCCAACAACCCCATGAAAGCGTACCAGCAGGGAAAGCTGATAGGGACAAAGCAGAATATGGATTTGGTATCCGAAGTGCTGCTTACAAAGTTTGGATTCCATGTGCTGGAGGAAACGCCGGACAGTCACGACACCATGAGCATTGAGTATCTGCAAAAGTGCCTTGTGAAGCTGGTGAATGCAAAGAACAGCGGCTATGTGACCAAGAAAGACATTGCGGACGCTCTGCGGAGCGACTACAAACTAATCAACAACGCAGAGTGAGGAGGCGGGCATGAGCAGAAAACAAACACTGCCGTATGATGTGCGGCTTGAGTGCATCGCCTATGTCAGAGGTTATCCACGGAGAGTACAGGCATACAACGATGAACGGAGCGAGATACTGAGCGGCGGAAGCAGTGCAACGGAGGGAATGCCCCACTCTCCAGGCATTGGTAGGCCGTCCGAAAGCAAGGCGGAGCAGCTTGCCGCCATAGAAAACTGGCCGGAAACCAAGAAAATGCGGGCAGTGGAATACGCCATAGATCGATGTGGGCGGGATTTGGAGAGTGAGAGCGTCCGAAAGCAGCTTACACAGGGGATCATGCGCAACTGTCAGGGCAAGCACAAGTATTCTCGAAGTAGGATCATCGTGCCGGGGATAAGCGAGCGGACATTCAGCAGGAGAAAAGAGCAGTTTTTGCTTGACATAGCCATATATTGTGGTTTTGCAGAGAAAGTTGGCACAAATTCCACCTAATGATGTGCTACAATAGGTACAGTGGATGATAAGGCATAGCCATCCACCCGTCTTTCCACTCAACCCGTTTCCTCCATCTTATGCGCCGCCGGTATTGGGCGCACCTTCTGGCACCGAAAGGTCATACCGGCACAAACAGCCTGTAGGGAAACCTATAGGCTGTTGTTATATGCCGTGCGCTCGTTGCACCCCACGATCAGGGGCGGGAGGTCGCACCTCCCACACGGCACCTATATATGCAGGCGTAGCTCAGTCGGATAGAGCGGAGCAAGGCAAATGTCGGGTTTCTGTCGCTGGTTCGAGTCCAGCCGCTTGCACAAGAGGCCGGGTAGCACCCGGACACTGTGAGACCGTTCGTCGTGGCTCACATGGAAATGACAATGCTCGCTGAAAACTGCGCGTGAGGATGCGTCCTCCTTGCCATGACCGAACAGCGGCGCTTGAGATGCTTGCGGGGCCTCAAGCGGGCATGAGCGTGTGACAATCTAAGCGGGAAGACGGCCAATATGCGGCATAGGTGCCCCGTAAGGGGAGACCACAGCGAGTGACGGGGACTTTCCCTGAAGCGCTAAAGCAGGGCAGGACTGCAATGCCGCACCAAAAGCGGAGAGCCGCTGCCGTGGGCAAATGGCATAGCGCCTGCCCGGAAGTGCGGCTATACCGCTCAGAAGTGAGTTGTGGAAAAGACATTGCCACCTGCTGGCAAACTGTGTAACCCATGTTTGAGAGCTTCCAGAAGGCCGCATGGGAGGGGAAAGACTGTTACTGTAGCCAAGGGGTGGGGGCTGGTGACAAAACAGGAGGAAAGCATGGAAATCACAAAACGGCGGCTTGCGGATATTGTGCCGTATGCCGCCAACGCAAAAAAGCATGATAAGAGGCAAATCAACAATGTTGCGGAGAGCATCAAGCAATACGGATTTGTGCAGCCGATTGTGATTGACCGTGACGGTGTGATCATAATCGGTCACTGCCGCGCTCTGGCGGCGAGAAAGCTGACTGCGAGAAAGGAGGGCGCGTATGGCAAGGCCAAGAAAGGAAATAGATCAGAAGCAGTTCGAGAACCTCTGCGGCCTGCAATGCACGCTTGAGGAAATCTGCGGCTGGTTTGATGTATGCTCGGACACATTGGAAACATGGTGCAAACGAACCTATAAGAGAAGTTTTTCGGAAGTTTTTGCGCAAAAGCGAGGAGCGGGGAAAATTTCACTGCGTCGGAGCCAGTGGCAGCTTGCGGCAAAGAACGCAAGCATGGCGATTTGGCTGGGGAAACAGTACCTTGGGCAGCGCGATATTGTGGAGCTGGGTTTACCGACTGACAACACGCAGGATGACGCATTGAGTGTGAGCCTGCGTGAAATGGCAAAGGAGCTTGAGAGCGATGATTAAGATTTACGGTTGCAGCGATGACCTTGTGGAAATTTACGGTAGCGTTTATAAAGAAGACGAAATCGACTGTTTTGACCATGATGTTCGTATCCGTTTTTTTGATGGGACGATTATCCGTATTGGCTATCCCAAAAAGGACTTAGGCGGTTGGTGGATTGAGGTTGAAAAACAAGGGACGGCAAAACAGGCGTTGACATTATGTGATAACGAAGATGACGATATTTATAGTGACATCTTCGAAATTGACGCGGAGATTAAAAGCCATTCTGTGATTAAGCAGAAATATCCGGACAGACCATGATTAGCCACAAGCAGAAAAAAATCCTCGCATTTCCATACAGTTGCTATGATGCCTTGATCTGCGACGGCGCTGTGCGTTCTGGCAAGACCTCTATCATGACGTGGGCGTTCGTCCGCTGGGCGATGGAGAATTTCAGCGGTCAGCGCTTCGGCGTGTGTGGACGCACGGTGGACAGCTGCACCAAGAACATCATCGTGCCGTTCACGGCGATGAGTTTGGCAAAGGAGCGCTATATCATTCGATGGAGGCGCGGTGACAAGGTGATGGAAGTCCGGCGCGGTGCCGTAACGAATTACTTTGAAGTGTTCGGCGGCAAGGACGAGGCAAGCTATACGCTGATCCAGGGCCGCACGCTGGCGGGGGTGCTGCTGGACGAAGTGGTGCTGATGCCGCGCTCGTTTGTGGAACAGGCATTGACCCGCTGCTCGGTAGATGGTGCAAAGCTGTGGTTTTCCTGCAACCCGGGAAGTCCACAGCATTGGTTTTATACAGAGTGGATCAAGCGAAACCGAGAGCGGAACGCGCTGTATCTGCATTTTGAAATGACGGACAACCCCGGCTTATCTCAAAAGACGCTGGAACGCTATCAGGCAATGTTTTCCGGCGTGTTCTACGACCGATACATTCGCGGCTTGTGGGTTGTGGCCGAGGGGCTGATCTATCCCATGTTTGACGAGAGCTGCATTGTGGACGAGCTGCCGGAAAAGGGCGAATACTATGTGTCCTGCGACTATGGCACACTTAACCCGTTTTCTGCAGGACTTTGGTGCTGGGACGGCAAGGCGGCCACGCGCATCCGCGAGTATTACTATTCCGGGCGCGAGAACCAGAAGAACAAGACGGACGAGGAATACGCCGACGAAATTAAAAAGCTTATCGGCGAGGCGGACGTCAAAAGCATTATCGTTGACCCGTCTGCAGCCTCGTTTATCGAGGTTTTGCGGCGGCGGGGCTATATGGTGCGAAAGGCCAACAACGACGTAAACAACGGCATTATGACTACGGCGCGGTTTTTGCAGGACGGCGTAATCAAGATACACCGAGGTTGCAAAGACTGCATCCGCGAGTTTGGGCTGTATCGGTGGGACGAAAAATCCGCCGATGACAGGCCAATCAAGGAAAACGACCACGCAATGGACGAAACGCGCTATTTTGCCTATACGATTTTGAAAAATAAGGCGTATAAGCGCGATTATGTCCCCATTTGGAGCAGATAGGAGTGAGAGGCTATCAAAACTTACAATGACCTTGTTGCGGTCGGAGAAAGTGACCAGGCGCGGATTGGGTTTATTCGCGGAGCAATCAACGAGCATCGAAGCTCACACGCATACAAGACGGCGGCGGATGCTGAGGAATATTACAATGGCCTGAATCCGACCATTAACCGCTATGAAAAGATCATCTACGATATGCAGGGCCGTGCCCACACGGATATGTGGACGGCAAACCATAAGCTGGCCAGCCGTTTCTTCGGCCTGGCGGTGGATCAGGAAGTTTCATATCTGCTGGGCAACGGCGTAACCTTTGCGGAGAAGGAAACGCCGAACAAGCTATGCCCGGACTTTGACCAGGAAGTCATGGATGCGGCGCGGGCGGCGAAAATCGCAGGCGTATCCTTCGGCTTTTGGGATCTGACGCATCTTCGGGTGTTCTCCCTGCTTGAGTTCGTCCCCCTCTATGATGAAGAGGACGGCGCGATGAAAGCCGGTATCCGGTTCTGGCAGGTGGCACAGGATAAGCCTATGAGAGCGACGCTGTATGAGAGCGACGGCTTTACCGAGTATTTCCAGCCTAGCGGCGAGGATATGGCCGTCATGCAGCCAAAGCGCAGCTATAAGCTGATCGAGCGCAAGGCGGAAGTCGGCGAAACAGAGATTTACGACGGCGGGAATTATCCGAGTTTCCCCATCGTCCCGCTGAAAAACAACAAGCGGTGTCTCTCCGAAATCGTCGGCAAGCGCAACACCATTGACGCGCTGGATCTGGCGTCCTCGAACATGGTTAACAATGTGGATGAGGGCAACCTGATTTATTGGGTGCTGTCTAACTGCAACGGCATGGACGACCTCGACGATGCAAAGTTTGTGGAGCGCTTGAAAACCACGCATGTTGCCCACGCCAACGGCGATGATGGCGCAAAGGTGGAGAGCAAGACCATCGAGGCCCCGTATGAGGGCACGAGCAGCACCATTGATATGCTCAAGAAGAAGCTATACGAGGATTTTCAGTGCTTTGACGCTGCGGCGGTATCTGCCGGGAACCAGACGGCGACCGCGATCAAGGCCAGCTATGTGCCGCTGGATCTGAAAACGGACAAGTTTGAATCCGAGGTCACGCGGTTTATTGTGGAAATTTTGCGTTTGGCAGGCATTGAGGATCAGCCAAGCTACACGCGCAATCAGATCATCAACAAGAGCGAGGAAACGCAGAACATTCTTCTGGGTGCGGCGTATTACGATGACGAATACATCACGAAGAAGCTGCTGACCATCAACGGCGACATTGACCAGTACGAGGACATGGCAAAGCGGAAGGCTGCAGAAGAGATTGACCGGAGCTTTGCGGAACCGGATGCGCCGGAGGTGAACGGCGATGGCGAACAGTGACCTCGGACACAAGCTGACCGATAAGGAGCTTGCGAAGCTGGAGCGGCGTATTGCAACGCTATACCGCGAGGCGGGGGAAGAACTGCGAGCTACCATCGACGCATATGTTGAGCAATTCAAAAAGCGCGACGAGGAAATGAAGGCGCTGATCGGCACCGTGCAGAACGGAAAGGAATGGACGGAGGCCGACTATAAGCAATGGCGGTTCAACCAGATCGGGCGTGGGAAACGCTATCAGGCTATGCGGGACAAGGTGGCACACCGTGTTACCGATGCAAACGCCGTGGCGGTGTCTTACACCAATGACGCAACGCCCGGTATCTACTCCCTTAACCGCAACTATGCGGCGTACACCATCGAACAGGTTGCGGGCAACGTCGGATTTGACTTGTGGGACGAGCAGACGGTGAAACGCCTAATCGTAGAGCAGCCGGGGCTGATGCCGTACTATCCAAAGGATAGAGCACTGAAACGCGGGATTGATCTCGCATACGGCAAGAAGCAAATTACGGCAAGCGTCACCAGCTCCATCTTGCAGGGAAAGAGCATCAAGCACATGGCGGATGATCTGCAAAAGCGCATTACCACCATGAGTCGCGATTCCGCCATCCGCACCGCCCGCACAGCCGTGACCGGCGCGCAGAACGCCGGACGCATGGACAGCTATGCGGCAGCGGAAAAGATGGGCATTAAGCTCAAAAAAGAATGGTTGGCTACGCTGGACGCGCGTACACGCCACTCTCATGCCATGCTTGACGGCGAACAAGTGGCGCAGGACAAGAAGTTTTCTAACGGTTGTCGTTTTCCCGGCGACCCACAAGGACCACCGTGGGAGATATATAACTGCCGCTGTACGCTGATTGCCGCCGTGGATGGGGTAGATACATCAGACGGGCTGCGTAGGACACGCGACGGGCTTATATCTGACATGACATATGCTCAGTGGGAAGCATCGAAGCAGGGATACAGCGGCAAACAGTTATCCCCATATCACATGGGGAGCGAAAAATCTGCAAAGGATGTTACGAAGAAATACATAGATTCTGCCAAGCCCCGCATGGGTAAGGTGCGATACGAGAACGGATACCGCTCCAAAACCCACAAAGAAGAAATAAATGTAGCAAATCAAATTAGAGAGCTGTTCGGCGGGAAAATTGTGCTACTGAAAGAATCGCAGACGCCAGGTATGCAAATGCCAGACATGCTGTGGAAAGGGAAGCAATGGAAAATAAAGTCGATTTCCACAGAAAAAGCCGCAGATAGCGCTCTGCGCAAAGCGATAAAGCAGATACACGGGAATCAAGGAGGGGTGATTTTTGATGTTGCCGATGGGATTGATAAGAAAAAACTAATTGATGTATTGGATGCGAGAGCAACAAGAAGCAAATCGTTTAATGCAGATATAATTGCGCTGCATAACGGGTCTGTCCTCTTTGTGCGGCGATATAAGAAATGAGGCAACCCCCCACCAGAACGGGCGGAGGATTACCTCGATAAAACGGAAACATAAGTTTCCTCACTGTCAGTATATGCAATCCCCGTAAAAAAGTCAAGAGGTATTTTGTGATGAGCGTTGAAATCACCGACAACAGCAAAGAAGTCTCTGCTGCCATCAAAGCGGCGCTGCTGCGCGGGCTTGAAAAATGCGGGCTGGTGGCAGAGGGATATTCGAAAAAGCTGTGCCCCGTGGATACCGGAAATCTGCGCAACAGCATTACTCATGTGGTAGACGAGCAGGAACCGGCGGCAATCATCGGAACAGATTCTGAGTACGGTGCGTATGTGGAATTAGGAACCGGCATTTATGCCGAAGGTGGCGGCGGACGGCCTACACCGTGGGTGTATCAGGACGCAAAGGGAAATTGGCATTACACGCGTGGCAACAAGGCACAGCCGTTTTTGAAACCTGCTGCCGCCGACCATGCCATCCAATACCGGAAGATATTGGAGGACGAACTGAAATAGGAGCTAATTGCTTACAAATTGTATGCAGTTGGCTCTTTTTGTTAATTACCGCAAAGGACAGCGGTTTTTATAAAACTATCGTTTCCGAAGGAACGGAACCGAAGAAAAGGAGATAGTGTCATGGCACTTACACGAAAACTTTTGAAGGGTATGGGGCTTACCGATGAGCAGGTTGATACCATCATCGAGGCGCATACCGACACCGTGGACGGCCTAAAGGCGGATGTGACCCGCTACAAGGCCGATGCGGAGAAGCTGCCCGGCGTTCAGAAGCAGTTGGACGACCTCAAGGCAGCGGGTGACGGCGGTTACAAGGAGAAGTACGAGAAGGAACACTCGGCCTTTGAAGCCTTTAAGACCGACATCACGGCAAAGGAAAGCAAGGCGGCAAAGGAAAAGGCCGTGCGTGCTTACTTTGAGAGCAAAAACATCACCGGCGCGAATTTGGACCTTGCGATGCGCGGCTGTGGCGAAGAAATGGCCGCATTGGAGATGGACGGCGACAAGATCAAGGACACCAAGAGCCTTGATGCGCTCGTAGACGGCACCTACAAGGGGCTTGTCTCCACCACACAGACGCACGGAGCGAATCCCGCCAACCCCCCGGCAAACACCGGCGGCGCAAAATCCCGAGAGGACATCTACAAGAAGGACGATAAAGGCCGCTATGTGATGTCTACGGCGGAGCGCCAGAAAGCGCTTGCCGATCTGATGGCAAGCGAAAATAACTGATTTTTTGAAAGGAGCTATTTATGGCTGCGAAAACTAACGTAACAACTTCTGCACAGTTTACCACTTCCGCCCGTGAGGTGGATTTCGTTTCCCGCTTCTCCGATAACTGGGACGCACTGCGTAACATCATGGGCATTATGCGTCCCATTCGCAAGGCCCCCGGCACGAAGCTGGTTTCCTACAAGGCCAGCGTGGACGGTGGCCTCAAGGGCGGCACCGTGGCAGAGGGTGACGAGATCCCCTTCACCAAGATGAAGGTGGCGCCTGTTGCCTATGGCGACATCGACATTTCCAAGTATGCTAAGAGCGTGACGATCGAGAGCGTGGCGAAGTACGGCGCTGACGTTGCCGTGGAGAAGACCGACGAGGCTTTCCTCGTGGCCCTGCAGAACAAGGTCCTGACCGACTTCTATACCTTCCTCGGTACCGGCACTTTGAATGTGACCGAGAAGACGTGGCAGCGTGCTCTGGCTATGGCAAAGGGCAAGGTGCTGGACAAGTTTGCCGGTCTCGACAAGGACGTGACCGAGGTGGTGGGCTTCGCCAACATCATCGACGCTTACGATTACCTGGGTGACAAGGAGATCACCGTGCAGACGATGTTCGGCATCAACTACGTGGAGAACTTCATGGGCTACCGCACCCTGTTCCTGCTGCCCGAGAAGTACATCGCCTCCAAGAAGGTGATCGCTCTGCCCGTGGAGAACATCGACCTGTACTATGTAGACCCGAGCGACAGCGACTTTGCCAAGCTGGGGCTGAATTACACCGTGAAGGGCGAGACCAACCTGATCGGCGTCCATGTTGACGGCGATTACAGCCGCGCCACGGGCGATATGTACGCCATCATGGGCATGAAGCTGTGGGCTGAGTATCTGGACGGCATTGCCGTGGCTACCGTTTCTGTGGCCGGCGCGGGCTAAATAGGGGGGCAGCGTAATGCTTGAACAAGTCTTACGGCACTTGAACAACTGGTTCCTTGTGGAGATTCACGAGGGCACGTTCGCCGTGGAGAACGGCAGCATTGCGCTGCCCTTTCTCCTGACCAATCAATATTTCCGCATCTGCGGCTCTGTGTTTAATGACGGTCTGCATCAATATCCGGCGGCTGACCTTACGGATGAAACCTTTACCGGAACGGTGTGGGTGTTGGCTGTTCCGAAGGCTGTGGTTTTGCTTGCCGAAGATATCGCCGCGTGGGAAGAAAAGAACGGTGAAGCCGTTTTAAGCCCGTACACGAGCGAAAGCTTCGGCGGGTACAGTTACACAAAGGCAAGCGGCGGAAATGCCGACACGAGCGCCGGGACGGGCTGGCAGGGCGCTTTTAAAGGCCGGTTAAATGACTGGCGCAAGCTCAAGGGGGTGGAACCGTGAGTTTACTGGACGATTTTGCCCACAAGTGCATTTTGATGGAGAAAAAGCGCACGCCTGACGGTGCGGGAGGCTACATCACTGCGTGGGAAGAGGGCGCGGAGTTCCTCAATTACCAGTCTCTTGACACATCGATGGAGGCGCGAAAAGCGGAAAAGGACGGTGTTACCTCGGTATATTCCGCACTGGTCAATCAGCGCGTTCCCATCGAGTACAACGATTATTTCCGCGATACGGAAACGGGGATTACCTATCGTGTGACCTCGAATCCAGAGGAAAAAGCTGCGCCAAGGTCTGCGGGGGCGACCGTCCGAGCACTGAAATTCTTCACAGCGGAACGAAGGGAGTTGCCGAAATGACAAAGGATAAGGCGCTCCACGCATGGTTTTCTCAATTTCTCCCGGCGTATCCAACCTCTAATGTGCCGGAAGACGCGACCTTCCCTTGGCTGACCTATGAACTTATTACAGGCTCGTGGGAGAGCGGGGAAATCGGCCTGACGGTAAACCTCTGGTACTACACGGAAGGCGAGGCGGTGCCCAATGCAAAGGCACAGGAGATCTCCGACGCCATCGGTATGGGCGGCTGTATGGTGCCCTATGACGGCGGGGCTATGTGGATCAAGCGTGGGTCTCCGTGGTGCCAGAACATTGCGGACGAGAGCAACAAAAACATCAAGCGGCGGTATCTCAACATTACGGTTGAGTTCCTGTCGCAAAACTGATGAAAGGACAACGACATGAAATTTACCAAGATTCCTGCTGATACTTTTCAGAAGCTTCAGATTAACGCCGGTATTCTTACGACCGACTTCACACCGGCTACCGGCACCATCGGCGAGGCGGGGCAGATCGGCGCAACGACCGGCGGCATTAGCTATAGCGCAACGCCCACTTATAAGGACTATGGAGAGGACATCGACAACTGCCCCAAGAATACCAAGGAGCTGATAGAGGTGGACAGCTGGGAGGCAAAAGCCAGCGGTACATTTGCAATTGCAGATACTGCAATTGCTAAGAGCCTCTGCGGGGCGGCGGATATCGATACGGCAGATGCCACCAAGATCACACCGAGAAACTATCTCAAGGATTCCGACTTTAATGACATTTGGATTGTGGGTGACTACTCCGATATGAACGGGGAAACAAATGGAGGCTTTATTGCCATCCATCTGATGAATGCGCTTTCTACGGGTGGATTCCAAATGAAAACAGCTGACAAAGCGAAGGGACAGTTTGCTTTTGAGTACACCGCTCACTACTCCATGAGCGCACAGGACACTGTGCCATTTGAAATCTACATCAAGGCCGGTACGGCGGAGGCGTAACACCATGAAACTGTCAAAAATTAAAGGGGAGCGAGTGTTTGATGTTATCGCAGACATTATCAATCCTATTGCCAACATAGCCGAGGACAAAGAAGCCGCAGCGTTGTTTCAGCGGCAGAAGCTCCCGGATGGCGTAAATGCAAAGGACTTTGTGTTGGCAAGGGTTAAGAAATCTGCTCCGCTGCTTTTGCGTGGACACAAGAAAGATCTGATTGCAATTTTGGCGGCTGTGGAAGGCGTGACTGCAAAAAAATATGCCGCTGGGCTGACGCTTGCCAAGTTGCTGGTTGATGTTACTGAGCTTATGACGGACGAGGCCTTTACGGACCTTTTTACATCTGCGCAGACCGAGACGGCAGAAACGCCGTCCGGCTCTGTGCAGGAGAATATCGGGGAAGCCAAAGAGTAAAGCCATTTCTGGCATACTGTGTAGCGCGGTACAAGCAGGATGCAGAAGAAAAAGCATATCGAATTTATTCTGCTGACCTGCTTAAAGCAATATGCGAGCGATGCGCAGGCGTTTCAATCGATAAGCGATATATTGAAATTATAGATGTGAGCAAAAAAGACAATCGCTCCTGTGAA